CTGTCTTCACTCCCGCGTTGACGTCTTCACCTGACTCGTCAAGGAGCACCAGGCCTACGGTGCGCTCGTTGTTCGTGTCCACGCCGTCCCACCCATCGACTGCGAACGAGCGGGCGACTGCCGGGTTGCGTCGTGCGAGTACGGCGAAGTCCTCTGGGACGATCGGACGAGGAGTGAGAAGGCGGAGTTCCTCAACGAGGCGATCAGCATACTCATCCTCCGTCTCTGCATCGGCGCCACCAGAGGTCGTGCCGTCGAGCGTGATTGATCCTGTGTCACCGATGTACGTGTACGCGTCGAGCAGCGCTACGTCTGAGGACGGGCCCAACCCGTTCGCCTCCTCACCGGGAAGCACAGAGCGCAACGTCACGCCGCCAGTCAAGGTAGTGTCAGTACCTGGCGAGATCACCACGTCTTCAACTACCTCGAAGGCGAACTGCTCGTCTCCTGACTTCGAGATCGTGACTCGGGTACCTGTTGCGATCGTGTAGCCAGCGTCGTCCTTCATCTCCCAGGTCGAGTTGACCATGGCGTAGGTCTCCGGTTGCGGAGGAATGCCGACCATCGTTCGACCGAACTCCATGAACACTGCTTTGGAGACGGTCGAGGCAAAGACGGCCATGTCGGCAGCGATGCGCGCAAAGGCAGAGAACATTCGCGTCTCGAGGTTGGCAGGATTGTCCTCCCACTCGGGCCACGTCGCTTGAATCTCTGCCACGATCTGGTCGTACAGTTCCGACTGTTCGGTCGGAATCTCCACGTTGATAAAGTCACCCACGTCTGTTCGTCTCCTGACTGTCCAGGTTCACGTCGATCATCGCGTGGCCGAAGTGTTCGGCGGCATCCTCGAGATCCTCTTCCTGCATCACTGCACGTGCTCGAGGCTCCCACTCAGCGACTGCCTCCTCGAGTTCAACGATGTCCACCTGCTTGAACACCTGGTCGGCGATCCCCCACTCAGGTTCATCGATGCACCGACCGATCGGCGTGCGCAGGGTTGCGATGGCGCACGCTTCGACTTCCTCGTAGGAGTCCTGCTCAACTACGTCCGCCTTCGTCCCGGTGATCGAGAACGGGACCTTCAACTTCGGCGTGATTGGATAGTCAGCCATTAGCAGGCCACCACTCCACGATCCAAGGCTCGTCTTCCTCGTTGAATCCGACGAGCGCCAGATCGCCTTCCTCGGGAGTCCCGTACTCGTCGGTGTCGAGGATCTTTGCTGACCACGGGCAAGGACCGAACTCTCGGCGCCCACCGTCGAAGGATTCGATCGTTACGAAGCACCTGGTCATGGTATCGGCGGGGGTGCGTGAGAACACCCCTTCCACGAGGTCGCGTGCTCTTCGGATCTCTTCCTTGCGGGGTCGTCCTCGAGGATCAGCAACGAGGTCTCCTATGTCGTCGTTCAAGATGCTCATAGGTCACCTGACCTCTCAGCGATGTGCCACGCGATCTTCTGCCAGTGTTCGAGCGCGTTGGTCATCGGGATCTTCAGTTCGCTGTTCTCAGGAAGAGTAGAAACCTCGCGCTCATACACCTCGACCATCCGTTCAGCGCACTCGAGGTCAACCTGGTTGATCGTGTCAGGTGAAGCGACGGTCATTGGCCCGACACCGAGAAGTGGACACGATCAGCAGGCAGGTTGTTCTTCAACGGCGATCCGATCCTCGGTTGGATGGATCCGAAGTTCGAGTAGTCGGACACGTCGACTGCTCCCGCTGGGTAATGATCGCCCGAGTGGTTCGAGGACCGTCCTGCGCACGTTCCCGGACACGATGGAGCGCCACACATACCGAAGCAGAGTGACTCGCTGTACTCAGGCGTTCTGTACCCCGAGGTAACAGATCCGCTCCACCCTTCCGCTCTTGACTTCTCGAGCCACGGGATGATCCATTTGGCAACCTGCTTGCCGTCAAAGGATCCAACCCCTGCCTCAGAAGACGACTCTTCATTCGCAGCGAAGTCCCCTGACTCACCAGTCGAACCTCCAGTGCTAATCGTCTCTGTCTCAGCAGCAGGTTCGGGCAACTCTTGCATCGGTGTCTTGATCGATGCAGTGAACTGGTCGTTGAACAGCGACGATGTGATCTCAGTCACCAGGTACCTGCCAGCACCAGGACCGTAGTCGTCCGTCAACTTGACCACGGTCCCAGGAGGTGCGGCGTACGCGCGGAGGTGTCCTGCGATCGATCCCTCGTTGACTTTCTTGCCCTTGTCCCAATCGAACGTCACCGGGTCGAGGCCATCGTTGTCCCAGTTCAGGTACATGAGTGGTTTCGCCTCGAACAACTTTTCCTCTGACACGTAGTAGAAGACACCGGACGACACGTACCGTCTGAAGTTGACTTCCTCAGCAAGGCGCATCGTGCAGTCCCAAGCATCCTCGCCGTTCTTCAACTCGAACGCGTACCGCTTTGTCTTCGTCTTCGTCTGACCCCCACCTGACGATGCACCAGAGACAGATGCTGAGATGCCCCCTCCTGTGTACGCAGCAACCCACTTGCGTCCTTCAGCCTCCCAAGGGTCGTACGCGCTCGGATACGCAGACCCCTCTGCCGCTTGAGCAGCAGCACCTGGAGACAATCCGTTGTTGACTGACTCGATGAGACCCGCGTGCCAGAACCCAGTGGTATACATGATCTTGGCGTTGCCAGCAACGTCACTCACTGTGGTTCCTGCTGACTCGACAACTCCCAACGCAGCGGTGGTGACACAGAAGATGTTCATGCAGGCGCTGCCGTGGTTCGTATTCGTCATGCCGTTCTCCTGAGTGGCAGCCATGAGGCAAGCAACGATGGCGTCCTCAGGAGCATCGAGAGACACACCCACACCAATAATCGTCTCTGCGTTCCTCATCTGCTCAGGAGTCGCAGCAACACCCTTCACCGTCAAGTTCGCTGATGTGTCGAGACCTTGCGCTGACGACGACCCCTGGGTGTCCGCCGTTGCTGTTGACGTAGAAGTAGCAGACGCTTGCTGTGTTGTCTCGATCGGTTGGACCTTGTGCAGTTCTGGAATGTAGACAGGAATCTTGTGCCCCCGCACCATTCGGACGAGCGAGTAGACAAACTCAGCGCGCGTCACTTGGTCGCGGTACACCTTCACCGGTTCAGTGACGAGGCGCATGAACGCAGTCGGACGCTCCTCGAACACCATGGTCAGGATCGGCGGGTCAACGCCCAGTTGTACGAGACGCGACCACAACCCGTCCAACTTCACATCGACGCGCCGCTTCAGCAACTTGGACCTGAGGAGGTCACCATCAGGATCGAACATCTGGATGGTGATCGTTGACGCACCCTCGATCGATCGAGTGACGTCCGCTGACATGGGCTCGCCAACTTTCTCAGTGAAGCGCCCTCCGTGCAGCGTGAGATCATCGAGGCACGCCGAGATGCCTCTGATGCGACGAACCGAACCGGGGGCGAGGTGCCCCTCCTTCTTCTTCTCCTTCGTCTTCGGCATCAGGGGATCTTGATCTTCTCGCCAACGTACTTGTCCAACTTGCGAGGATTCTTGATCCCGTTCGCTTTGGCGATGCGCTCCCACTTCGACGCGTCGCCGTAAAACTTGGCAGCAATCTTCTGCAGCGTGTCACCCTTCTTCACGCGGTACATCTCTTTGCCGCTGTTGCCACCCTTGTCCTTCTTGTGCTTCTTCAACTTGTACGGCGTCCCATCGTGGGCCTCGATCAAGTTGAGAGTCATCGCCTGCCGAACGAGTTGAGAGTTGCGCGGGTTATACATCGCATCACCGAAGTCGACCGACTCGATGTACCACTCCATGCCGTTGAACTTCTTCTGGATCGCCTTCCCGTACACGCGCAGTCCTGCAGGCGGACGCCGCTTGCCCTGGTGCGCTTGCAACTCAACCAGTTGGGTCACGTACTGGTCGACGTTCGCTGGGCGGTCACGGTCGCGGACGTTGCGCCACCGCGTCCTTGCCTTCTTGCGCTTCTTCTTCTTTTTGATCGACTTGAAGGCAGGTGGGCTCTTGTCTGTCTTCGGCATCTGGATCGGATCGATCCACGCGTCCAGCATGATCGGGACTGCCATCTTCCAGAGGCCTTCGCCTGTCCAATCGACCATCGTCTTGTCCGAGGGTGCTGTGATCTCATCGAAGGTCGCACCACCGTTGCTCGGTTGCATGAACCCATCACCGAGAAGCAACTTCAGGTCCCAGTGCAATCCTCGTGACTCGATCAAGACGAAGTGCCCGTTGTCTGGCGTCTTATTGCTGTTCTTCGGAGGTGCCGGCGCTCCACCTGCTGGTGGTTCGCTCGGACCTGGGCCCGGCGTGTACGTCTGGTCGATCGTCCAAGGTGCAGGTGGGTTGACGACAGTCGACCAAGGACCGCTATACGGCGCAGGCATCAGCGCCTCGCCGCCTTGTTACGTGCCGCCCTACGTGTTGCAGTAGCAACCTGCTTCCCATCGATGTAAAGCTTGTTCTCGATAGTGATGTCTCCATCTCCGCCTCCGCCCGCACCCGCACCAGCAACCTTCCCCTTCGGCAGTTCACCTGCGCTCCTCTTGTTCCCCTTACCATCGCCACCGCCACCACTCCCAGGACCTGCGACGAGTTCCTGCCCTGGCGCTGGTCCCGCCTCATCGAGGGTCGGTCCTTCGCCAATATTGAGCGGGCCTTCGTACTGTGCGCCGATGTGCCCCACCTCACCGATCTCACCGATGTCCGGCCCAGGCAGTTTGTTGAAGGTCCGGATAACGTCATTGATCGTCTGGATGCCTTCGTTCAAGACGTCGATCAACCCGTTGACGATCCACTCGCCAACGTCCTTCCCGAACTCGATCAGGTTGGTTCGTGTCTGCTCATCAGCGAGTCCCAGAGTGATGATCCCGAGAATGAGACCTGCACCAGCGAGTTTGCCACCTGTCTTCCTGAGGACGGGCAGCAACTTCTTTGTCCAGCGTCCGTTGGGTCCCATGATTGCAACGATTTTACCCCATGCCTTGCCGGCGACCATCGAGATGCCAGTGACCTTGAGGAACTGAGTGACGAACCACAGCGCAGCCTTGCCTCCTGCCTTGCCGATCATCCCTCGCATCTTCCCGCCAGTCATCATCGAGAAGAACCACGCCCCCATGACCAACTTGCCCCAGATGTCTGCCTCGAGGAATCCATGGACGAACCCTACTGCAATCTTCGGCGCCTGTTGCCCAACGAAGTTGGCGAGTTTTGGCATCGCCTCCTCGAACACATCGCGCGCCTTCTCAGCGAACTCCTCGAGCCTGTCACCGAGGATCGATACCTTCTCCTCGGTGGTCAACTTGGGATCCGTGAACACATCAGCGAACTCTTGGAAGACGTCGTGTGCGTCGAGGATCGCTGGCATGAACTCTTCTGCCAGTACGTTCTGAACACCCAACCACGCGACCTTCGACTCCCGCTGTGCCATCGCGAGGTCAACAGTCGAGTCGACCATCTTGTCGCCCATGGTGACGTTGTACTTATCCGCCCACTTGAGTTGCTCCTGCAGCCCCTTCGACCCAGACGAGAACAACGGGAGGACCGACTGGTACCCACGACCCAGCAACTTCGCTGCTGCCGCTTGCCGCTTCGCTGATCCTTCCATGTCACCAAAGCGATCTGCGATGACTTGGATGAACCCATCGAAGTCCTGGGTCCCCTTCGCAACATCCTCTTGGGTCAGACCCAGTTGACGGAACGTGTCCATGTACGTCCCACCCTCACGATCGGCAGAGTTCAGATTCGTTGCCAGCGTCTTGAACGCCATGTTGAGCGCTGTAGGTGCGATCCCACGCGACTCAGCAACCGCCGCCCATCTCGATCCTGACTCCGCTGTGAGGTCGAGGTTCCGTCGAAGGCCTGCTGCCGTGAGACCCAACTGCTGCATGTGGTCGACCGACTTCACTCCCGCGTACCCGAGGCCGGCAACAGCGCCGGCGAGACCCAACGCGCCGTACTTCGCTGCTTTGCCTGCTGTCGTCCACGCCTTGCCGGCCCGCGATCCCGTCCTCGCTGATCCTGTCGCAGCAGCGTTCGCAGCCTTCGTCGCTGCGCCTGATTCAACGATCTGGGCGTTGAGCGCCGCCTGCTCCGCTGCCGCCTGCTTAGCGCCTTGCAGATCGACGCGGATGAGCATGTATCCCGCGTCCGCGCTCATCCACCAATCCCTTCGACAACCTCGTTACGGATCATGCGCGCAAGCGCACGCCGCTCCTTCGCTCTGATCTCCTCCTGAACCTGCCCCACTGCGATCAGGGTTAGGCGCCTCACGGTGTCCGGCTCCTCGAGGAAGTCGAGTGGGTTGACTCCACCGAGGCCTGCCATCGCTGCTGCCCTGATCGTCCCATCGTTCAGAAGTCGAGTGAAAAATCCTCCTCGTCCTCGAGACGGGCCTCTTGCATCCAGGCAGCGAGTTCCGCTTGGTGGGCGGGGATGGCGAGGTCGTTCGCGAACACGCTCCGAATCGCCGCTCTCGCGTCCTTGGGTGGTTCAGTCCCATCCTTCAGGACGAGCTTCGCTACACCGTCCCAACCCACGACACCCTCACCGAGGAACGTGAACCCCTGAGACAGCGGTTCCAGTTCATCCGGGTTCTTGGGATCCTTCCTCAGGTACACGTTGACGAGAGCAGTGGCAAGAACATCGCACTGCCCGAACAACGTTGCCATGGGGTTGTGGTCATCGCGCATCCTTCGAGTACGCTGTCCGATCTTGGTGACCTCTTCGTACTCGAGGCGTCGGTACCTGGCGACCAACCTTCCGCCGTACCCGGGGATATCGAGATCATGCTCTCGCTGCTCAACGATCGCTGAGTGCATGCCACGCAGTTGGCCCATGAGGTCTCCTGCACCGTTCATGTCGGCGCCCTCTTCGAGCACAACCTCTTCGTCCGGCGCGAGTGCGCCGGGGTCCTTTCCTTCCATGATGTCTCCCTCCTAGTTGGTTCTTACGCCGGGATGCCCTCGATCGAAACCTCGATCGCAAGTAGTGCCGCATCCGCCGATTCGCTGTCCACCTCAGGTGGGGCGCACGACTTCAGGACGCCGTTGTAGGTCAGTGGTGATCCGAACGGGACACCGTTGACATCCAGCGGTTGCTTGTTGATTGACACGCGGGCTCGACCTGCCGTTGCGAGCAACGTCTGGACGAGGCCGTTGTGATCTCGGTTGAGATCGTAGAGGCGGGACACGGTAACGGTGCCAGTTTCGGTTGTTGAACCGAGCACCTTCGACGGCGCCATGCCGCCCGGCTTGTAGGTTGACTCCTCCGAGTCGACCGCACCGCCCGTCATCTTGTCCCACACGCCAGTGTCCTGGCCGTCCACGATCACATGGACGCTGTACTGATCCTGTCTGCTCATACGAGCGCCTCCGTGTTCGCGACCTTCACGATCTCGAGCACGACCCGCTCTGCGAACGGGGACACGCGTGCTTCGATGACCGCGTGGATCTCGCCCTGTGCGATCTGCGCGGGCGGGTTGATTGACTCGTTGCACGTGACCTTGAACGCTTCGTCCGGCGTGTCGCCGTACAGTGCGCCAAGGTTGTAGTCCTCGAGGCAGATCGAGCGCAGCGCACCTTCCACCTTCGAGAAGAACACGCCCTTGCCATCGACCTCACCGAACACGAACGCCTCGAGTGCCTGGTCACCTCGAGCGGCGAGGGACATGAACTCTCGAGACGCAGTGAACTGGATGAACGCGTCGTCCGTCACTGGATCTGCCAGCGATCGGAATCCGTAGACCTGAATGGTCCCGGTCACCGCACGCTGGCGGATGACGTTCACGCCAGCATCGTTGAGGTCTGCTCTGTCTTCCTCGATCCAGGAATCCTGAGAGAGTTCCTGAGCAGAAACGCTGATCCCCTGATCTCCGGCAGCAGCGACGTTCGGGTTGTTGCCACTTGCGTCGCTGTTCGCGATGATGCCAGCGACAACTGCTGACGGAGGAACGGTGCGCGTCGTTCCTGCTGTGGTCCCAGGGATCACGACCCACGGAGCGAACATCGCACCGAAGCGCGCGTTGTCGTCGTCGTGCAGCGCGTTCGCTGCTGAGACCAGTGTGCCCTTGGTTCCCGTGTTCGCGGGATCGATCAGAGCGACCCTGTTGTTCGCCTCGGCGTGTGCGAGCAGTTGCTGCTGCCCTACCTCGGACGTACGCCCAGGAGCAGCAACCTGACCAGGACCTAGGTCCTTGACGAGCACGTCCAGTGCCGCCTGCCAGTTGTCGTCTGCTGCGCTGCCGCTGTCATCCGATCCACCGACGAGCGATCCTGTGCCGTCATCCGGGAAGGCACCCGCTCCCGCATCCACAGCGCGGATGTAGGAACTGTTCCCTGCCCACGCGATGATCAACGCCTTGGTGGTGAGTGTCGCGGGCGACTCCTCGACAACCTCGCCATCGAGTTCGACCGTCACCTGGTTTTGCCCGGCAACGATTACGTCGAGATCGTCACCCCAGGCCCCTGGCGAGATCGCCTCGAACCTGACCGAGTCAGTCGCACCATCGTCCATGGTGACGGCAGATACCGCTGCGGCATCGCCGACCACTCGACCGATGTAGAGACGAGACCCGCCCTCACGGAAGAACGCGTCCGCCGAGGCGTGGATCAGACCTGCGGCAACCGCATCGCCTGTGGCATCCTCCACCTGGTCCATGTTGCGGCATAGGATCGCCGCTGAGGCGCTCCCCTTCTCAGTGATGCCGACGAAGAAAGCAGTGCCCTCATCGACGGCGATTGACGCACCGGTTCGCGCCTCTCGCTGGCGAACCGTAACGCCCGGCGCAGTCGTGGTCACTTGTCGTCCTCCTTCTTATCAGCGGCCGCCTTCTTCGGCGTCGCCTTCTTCTGCTCCTTTGCCTCGATGAGGACGCCATCGCCCACGAGGTACTGATCCTTGGGGTCGACTTCGTCCACCTGATCCCCCGCGACGACCACACGGCCGTCCGCCAGGGTCACTGGGTAGTCGACACCTGCGGAGACGGTGAACATCAGTCCTCCTCCTTCGTTGTCACTTCCAACTCAAACTCCTGTGCCTCAGGCCAGTCCTGATCCACGTACGGATCATCAGGCGGTGTGCTGGGCCCAAGCCTAGCATTCACGACCTCTGAGACCTCCACGTCGAAGGTACAGGCGCCACTGCCAAGCGTGCGCGTCGAATCGTCGGGAACGTCGCTGTTCCGCTCGCCGTTCCACGTGATCCCTTCTGCACCGAAGTCACCAAGGCCTGCATGCTGCAACAGCGCACCACGCACAGCGGCGGTGTATCGCTTCGCGAGCATGCGCGTTGTCTCTCGGTCCTGTCCTGCAGCGATGATCGCTACACCGACACGCCACCAGCAGTGGTAGATCCCGTTGCCCTTCATCTTGGGAATGGTCGGAGCAAGGCCTGGCGACACGATCAACACAGCAGGCAACTGATCCTCGCTCCACTTGTAGAACTCATTCACCCGCGAGTAAGAAGCGGGCAGTGGCAACGATTGAGGATCCATGCTGTTCTGGCGCTCGACTTCAGCGATGTACGCGGGCAACCACAACTTGAGTGAGTCCTCGACTGCATCCTCCACCTGAGTCGCGTCGATCAGTCGTCCGTAGACCTCGATGCTCATACCGCTGCCTGCACTCCCAACTCACCAGTCATGATGTACGTCTGGAGTTGCTTCATCCATCCCCGCTTGTCGAGTTCGGTGAAGTCGAGCGGTCGACGTTGCGGGAGGTTGTTGTCTGGGACGCCACGCTGGTGGAACTCACCGTAATCGCTCGCGGACCCGAACTCGAGGTTACCTCCTTGGGTCACGAGGATCTGTCCGTCGCCACCGTCCTGTGTGAACGAGTCGAGCAGCGCGTTGGTCGCACGGAGGATCGTCCCAGGATCGTAGTCCTGCGCCCCCTTCCAAGCAGCGTACGGTTCGGACAGTGGGTCCCACCCACCCGATGCGCGCTTCCCCTCTGACTCGAACTGCTCCTCTGTCGCTTCCATGATGTCCGCAACGATCGCAAGGTAGGCAGGTCGCATGTCCGACACCGCCCGCTGCTCGAACCGCAGCAGTTCACGGGAGATGATCTCATCGCCCCAGATCGACCACTCGAGGTGAACACCAGGCCCCATCTACCAAACCGTCCCTCGTCCGAGTGACGTGGTGGGCGCCTCGAAGTCGTAGTCAGGTTTGCCCCAACCTCCACCATCACCAGCAACATCGTCGCCCGGCACGTCACCGCACACCTCTTCGACTTCAGAGCGTAGGAACTCACGCCGCTGGTCGTAGAGTTTCTTCAACTCGGTGTACGGCGATTGACCTTTCTGAACCTGCTCTGGGTAGTACCCAAGTTCGAGCACCATCGCGGTGTAGAGCGCGGTGAGGCGTGTTGCCTTCTCTGGGAACGATGCTGCTTCCTCGAGGTCGCAGAACTCAGCGCCCACGTCTGACTGGATGAACGAGACACTCTCACCGATCGCGAACACGACTTCGTCTCGAGTCGGCACCGTCACATCTGAGAACGTGCGCACTCCCTCGACCGGGTCACCGTCCTCAGTCGGCGCTGGAGTGCGGACGATGCCACCGTTCCGATCGCGCGTCCTCGTCGGGAGGTGCAGCGCAACCTGCTCGACAGTAGGCGCTTCCCACTCAGCCATCCGCTACCTCCTTCAGCATTAGACGATCACTCTTGTCCCGGGCCCACACTGCAACGTTCGTACCCTCAAAGTCAGGTGGGTCTTCAATCAGAGGCAGGATAGGGAATCGGGACGTGTCGTCCACGACGACTACGCGGGTCTTTGGCCTTAGCGTCTCAACTACCGCTGCAC